GTCGGCGGTTCCGGTCAGGGGCCGCTTCGTGCGGCGGTGCAGGGCATCACCGAGCTCATCGACGGCTTCAATGGGATGCCCGAGGCGGGGCAGTCCGCCGTCTTCTGGGTCGGCGCGATCGGCTCCGGTGTCGCTATCGCGGGCGGCCTGGTGCTCCTCGCGGTGCCGAAGATCGCCGCGTTCAAGCTTGCGCTCGCCGACCTCAACATCACCGCCTCCCGCGTGAAGGGCGGCGTGGGTGGAATCGCGTCCTTCCTCGGCGGGCCGTGGGGCATCGCGTTGGGTGTCGCGACCGCGGCGACCCTCGCGTTCAACGCCGCGATTGACGCGGGTCTCCCCTCCCAGGCTGAGCTCAAGAACAAGGCGGCCTCATCGACTGACGCGATGAAGCTCCTCCGCGCCGCGTCTGAGCGGTCGGGTGTTGAGACCTTCTTCTGGGGCAACTACGAGGACTCGCTGAAGAACCTCCCCGGCCTGCTCGACAAGACCCGGAAGTCGACGAACGACTTCATGGACCTGTCGACCAACGAGAAGGGCGCGGTCGACTCGCTCAAGCGTGTCGGGCAGGCTCTCGCCGAGGTGTATGCGACCGATCCGAGGCAGGCTGAGGCCGGGTTCCGCGCCCTCGTCAACCAGTTCGACCTCACGGACAAGCAGGCCGAAGAGCTTCTGAACCAGATGAGCCCGCTCAAGGATGCGCTCCTCGAGAGCGCGACGGGGGCGAAGGAAGCCGCGTCGGGTCAGGATCTCGTCAAGGCGGCGATGGGTCAGAGCACCCCCACGGTGAAGACCGCGGCGGATGCATACCAGGAGCAGGCGACCCAGGTCGACGGCGTGCGTCAGGCGCTCACCGAACTGATGGATCAGATCAACGCCGCGAACTCGGTCGAGCAGCAGGCGGTCCAGGCGAACGCGGCATGGCTCGACGGTCTCGTCGGTATCAGCGCCGAGGTCGAGGCGCAGAGGAAGGCTTACGAGGACGCGAACGGCACCCTCGACGGGTTCGTTCTCAGCCTCGACGAATCGACCTCTTCGGGCTCCGCGAATGCGTCCATGCTCGCCGGGCTTGCGGGTGACGCGCAGACCGCCGCGAAGGCACAGTTCGACGTCGACCAGAAGACGATGAGCGCGGATGAGGCGGCGAAGAAGTACGCCGGCACTCTCGCGGAGCAGCGTCGGAAGTTCGAGGAATCGGCTGTGGCCGCGGGGTACAACGCCGACGAGGTGAAGGCGCTCGCCGACAAGGTGTTCGCGCTCCCCTCGGCGAAGGAAGTCAAGATCCTCGCGGACACTGCGGCGGCGCAGAGCACGATCGACCGGTTCATCTGGTCGAACGACGGGCGCCGCATCAATCTGATCGTGGATCAGTCGTCCGGGCGTCAGGTGTCCGGGATGAACATCGACGTCGCCCGCGCAGGCGGTGGCATCATCCCCGGAGCCCCGTCGAGCCGTGACAACATGCTCGCCGCGGTCGCGACGGGCGAGTTCGTGGTCCGCGCCTCGCAGGTCATCCCGCCCGAGAACCGCAGGGTGCTCGAGTACATCAACGCGGGCGGCCGGATGCGCGCCTACGCGGGCGGCGGGTTCGTGCAGCCGCGCTACGCCTCCTCGAACGGCAGCGGGTACGCCGCCGCGCCCACGCTCTCGCTCGACGGCCTCGGCATCACGGGGACGTTGCAGATCGGCGGGGACGGGCTGGCCCGGATCATCGACGGTCGGATCATCCAGCACGACGCCAATGCGGAGCGGGAGATCGCTCGAGGAGGGATGACCCGCTGATGCCCTACGCACCGACTCTCACGACCTACAAGGACGCGGACCCGTGCCCACGGGTGGAGGTGTTCTTCGAGTCTCTCGACCCGGCCGCGGTGACGGTGACGGTGTACCGTTCCGCGGCTGGCCGGGAGTATCGGGTGCGGGGCGCGGTGGATGCGCCCACAGCTGGCACGTTCACCCGGATCGACTTCGAGTGCCCGTTCAACATTCCGGTGACGTATCGGGCGGAGATGTTCGACGCGGACGGCCTGAGCCTGGGCTTCACGGACCCGACGACACTGTTCGACCTCGTCGACGGGGAGTTCCCCGGGGATGACGTGTTCCCCGCTACCGGCCTCTACTCGCGGGACACCTGGCTCCATAACCCACTGGACCCGTCGGGGGCTGTGAAGGTCAGCCTCGCCGCCTCCACCGGGCGATCCCTGAGCCGACCGGTGCCCGGCGAGATCTCGTTCCCGCTGGGTCGTCGGGTGGGTGTCGCGCTCGCGGAGCCGAGGCAGGGGCTCCGGGGCTTCCGGTTCGATGTGCGAGTGTTCGACACGGACGCGGCCGACAAGGTGCAGGCGTTGATCGGCGGATACGGCACCACCACAGTGCCCGTCGTCTGCATCCGGCTGGGCGGTGATGAGACACGGCTCAGGGTCCCCAAGCCCCTGTTCCTCGGTGTTCTCGACATCGCTGAGGTTGACATCAATGTCGCATGGGGCGGCGGGGATACCCGGCAGGAGATGGTCGGCGACGAGGCGGCCCCCCCGATCCCCGGCCTGTTCATCCCGCTGCTCACCGCGGCGGACATCAACGCTTCGTTCGCGACCGCCGCGGACCTGAACGCCGCACACGCGCGCGCTGTCGACGTGAACCGCCGGTATGACCTGGCCGGCGCGGCGACGGCGTAGGAGGGGGATTCATGCGGCAGCACAGTGCCGAACTCGTCGAGGTGCTCTCGGGGTCGTTCACCCGGCGCCTTTTCGTCAACGTCTTCCACGGGTCCGATCGGGTGCTGGAGGATGTGCCGTTCCGGTCGTGGTCGTTCGATGGGGCGAAGTCGTCGGCGGTGAAGTGCTCCGGTACGGGGACGGTCGTCTACGAGTCTGTGGCGGGTGAGTCTCTCGTCCCCGAGGGCACGAAGGGGATCCTGTCGCCGTTCCGGGCGCGGATCGAGCTCGTCATGGAGATCAGCGCAGGCGACTTCGTGGAGCGGGTGTCGCTGGGCATGTTCCGGGTGACGGACGTGAAAAGCGCCCGCGATGTCACAGCGGTCGTGGCGGGTCAGACGCTCGTGGTCGCATCCGAGGTGACGGTGGAGTTCCGTTCCCTCGACGAGGATGTGCGCCGGTGGGGGTTCCGATACCCGGAGCAGCCCGTGCCCGACTCCTGCTACGACGAACTCCGCCGCATCACGGGGATGCCTGTCGAGGAGACCCTGCCCGACAAGCCGATCACCGGTACGCCGACGTGGGAGGCGAAGCAGGACGGCCGCCTCGAAGCGGTGCAGTCCGTCGCCGACATCCTCGGCGGCGTCGCGGTCGTCAACAGTGTGGGCGCGTGGGAGATCCTGCCCGACATCGCCGGGGAGCCTGTCGGAACGGTGCGGCTCGGTGACCGCGGGACGGTGCTCGACATCTCCGACGAGATCGAGACCGACACCGTCTACAACGAGGTCATCGGCACGTTCGAGGACGCCGACCGCAACCCCATCTATGCGATTGCTCAGGTGACGGTCGGTGACCTCTCCATCGATTCCAGCTACCGCCCGAACACCCGCTACTACTCGTCCGACAAGGTGCGCACCCAGGCGGAAGCGGATGCCGCGGTGCAGGCGGTCCTCGACTATTCGATCGGGTCGCAGACCTACGACGTGCTGATCCAGTGCCACATCAACCCGCTCGTCGAACTGGGTGACGTCCTCACCCTCACGGGCTGGAAGCGTCCGCTCACCGGGGAGCTCGTGAAGTTCTCGATGGGCGACGGCGCGCTGATGAACGTGACGCTGCGGGCTCAGCGCAACCTCTAGGGGGGCCTGATGAGTGTCGCATCCCGGGTGGCCCGTCAACTCGCCGCAATCCCTTCCGTGCGGTCGGAGACGTGCGTGTTCGTGCAGATGTCGGGGGCTTACGCGGTCGTCAACATCGGGAACTCGACGATCAGCATCCCGAGCGTCGGCTGGGTGCCTCCGGTGTCCGGGATGACGGTTCAGGTCGAGTGGCGCGGGGGGAGCCCGGTGATGACCGGCCCCGCGCGGGCACTGTCCCCGTTC